TCAAGCATTGAATTAAGGTAACCAAATCTTTTTAAGTCTGCATCAAATTCCGTGGTAGAAATCATCCTAGGATTATCATAGGATTTGAAAGCATTTAGTAAGAAGTGTTGGTCGTTAAGGATCATTAGACCATGCCATAGACCGATAGAACATTCCAGGTCAGATTTGCCCACATTAAAGTAATTGTTGCGCCGTTTGCTGCATAGGTATAGGTAGTACCAGAAGTTGTAAGTGTGCCAGCGGCAGTAGATATAAGCGTAATCTTCTTACCCACAGCTGTACCGGGAGCTAATGTAACTACACCAGAGATTAGTACTACATCTGCTGTAGTTGGGATTGCACCCGGACCAACGGTTGTAACGGTAGGTAGTGTAGCATTTGCTAAATTTACCAACTGTCCCAGAGTTGCAATTTTATTGGCACCTGCTTGGATAATAGGGAAGGTGTCGACACCGGTTACCGTAGTGGCCTGTGTCATTGCCGAGATTTTAGTATCAGCCATTATTCACCAATAACTTCTGCATCAGTTGGAAATTCAACGACTTCACCTAGAAGTTTTTGTTTCTTCTTTGGCTTTTTGATGGTTTCTTCCTTAAGAGGAACTTGAACTTCGGCAACAACTGGGACTGTTTCTTCAACTTGCATAATGACCTCTTTTGGTGTTTCAACGGCTGGAGCCTGGGTAGCAGCTTCTTCGGCTGCTAACAATGATTTTAGATTACGGAGGGAAACTAAAAGTTCTCCGGTAGTGCTATTTATCCAGCCTTGTTCTGTTGCTTCAACAGTTGGGCAATATTTAGGTTTAGTTCTTAGATATGACATAATTAGTTTCTTTCTTCTTTCGATTTTGCACCATTCACAATGATTTTGGCGATTGCAGCGGCATCAGTTTTGTTGCCCATCATTTTCTTAACTTTGCCTGTGCCCTGAGGTCCTGCACCATCTACACCTGCGTGTTGAGCAATAGCACCAACGCCACCATTAGCGTTCTCTAGAATGTATTTAACTTCGGTTAGAGAGAGAAGTTCTCCAGTGAGTTCTAGGTGTTCCCGTTGCCATTTCTTTGGATTTGGGTGTAGAACTTCATAGTCATTGTTCACGAACTTATGTGGATAATGAGCTTCAGTACCATCTTTATGCTTCACGGTAGTAAGAGTTTGGCCGATCTTGGTAACCTTGCCAGTCATCGTAAGAGCTTTGTTGGTAGGAGAGGCTGCCCAAACGGTATCACCAACTTTATGTTGTGGTTTTTCAGTTTTAACGGCTTCATCTACTTCTTCATTTGTCTTACCAAAACGTTGGTGCATTAGGCTAATAGAAGAAGCATGATTCATACCGGTATCACGAGCGGCTTTATATTGCTTCCGAGCAGCATCTCTTTTAACAGGATCAATATTGTCCATGGCATTGGTCATATTCTTCTGAGCGGCATCTTCGTCTAGAGTTTCTTCCTTCAGATTCGCTTTAAGTCCGGGAACTTCATTCTTAAGAACACTCAGGGCACGTTGGTGTGAACCGTATGTATCAATGTGTTTGCCATTGGCATGAATAGCATGATCATCACCGGTTTTGATGATTTCATATTTCACACCATTGGCACCTTTGCCAGAGAATGTAACTTCTTCATCTAGAGTTTCTACCGATTCACCCTTGATCTTGGCAAGCATCCTTGCGCGCATGAGGTGGTTCTGAATCTCGTCGTGCTGATCCACCTTATGAACGTCATCAACCGGAATATGAACATCTGGATTCCAATTAACTGTATTCAGTGGGTCTTTCTTGAGTTTAGCAACAAAATGTGTAACCGTACCATGAACTCTTCCGGTCATAGGATCAATTCTACCATCTTTTTTAGATGTAACTAATCCATGAATTTGAGCATATCTATGTCCGTTCATACCAGCAATTTTATGGAACTTAACTAGATCACCAATACCGATACCAGAACCTTCGTCTAGAACTTCTTCGTTCTTCAGACCTAGGCGTTCACGCATCTTCTTCATTTCATCTGAATGGATACGGTCTTCGGCACGTTCTTTGCCGGCAAATCGCCGAATAGCTTTATGGAGGATGTTCGATGTAGTCTTAGATGGGGCTGGGTTCTTTGTGACCTTTTCCTTATAGGACTTCACTGTGTCCATAGAGAGTTCAGTAACCGATTCAACTTCTTCCTTGATATGCTTAACTTCTGCTCGTTTATGCATCAGTGGTTCTGCATATTTGTTATATTGAATTTTCAGAGTTCCTGTGGATAATTTGCCTATGACTTTGCCCAAACCGTGCATAGGGTGCTTTACCTTATCTCCATTATCTAATTCCATTTTATAAGTTGGTTGATCTTCGTCTAAAGACTCAACTTCTTCTGAGCATTTTCTGATGTGTTCTTTTGGTACTTGAATTGCACCGTGTTCTCCGTGATAGACTGTGTAGTTCTTTGGAGCACCTTTGAAGAGACCATGGCGAATCTCGCCGATGGTTCCTTTGGTACCTTTGCCATCACCTTTAACTACTTCTACCTTGTCGCCAAGCTTATGTGCTTCTTCAATAGATTCAACTTCTTCTTTCATCAATATACGAATGTGTCTTTCATGATATTTTATATGGGATTTGTATCCATTTTTAGCTACAAGTCTCTCTATTTCACCTTTATGATATGCAATCAAATCTTTACTAGCTGGCTTATCTCCAGTATTCCGTTGACGTGATAGATAACTAAAGTCTGAACGACCACCATGTCCGTCTCCGTATGGTATTGTTGGTAGTCCTGCTTCATCCAACTGATCTTCGACTTCCGTCTGCTCTACTGAGTCACCCATGTATCGACCTTCGCCATAGCCGCGGTTATTCTGAGAATCTACCTTGGCTTTGTTTGCCTTAGCATGAGCTGCTTTATCGGCTTCGGTAGGTGCTGGAGGAGCAACTTTTGGAGTAACTTTAGATGGATGTTCTGTGTGCCGATACTTAGCATTATCGGACTTCCGAAGAAGGTCCATAGCCTTGGCACGAGTAGGATTATTCACACCAATACCACCAGCTTCTTTAGACTGATCGGCGCGCTTTTTAGCTACCGACTGAAGGGTGGAATTGCTTAGTTCGTTAATTTGGTCTGTCATTTTTCGTTCTCGTAGTTCTTATGTGATTTAATGTGGTCCCACCAAATATTCTTATTGCCATGGGTGTGGCGTTTGCCGTCTACGTTGTGGTGCAGATGAGCATTGTCGACTGAATGACCAGAGTACTTCATATCGAATTGCACCATGCGGCGAATCTTACCGTGGGTAGTATCTAGGACTTGGGAGTTGCCCATGTATACCTTCTTAAAACCAGCACGGTCCTTAGTTACACGAGCAGCAACTGTCCCACCCGGAACATAGTTGCCTACATATTCTTTGAAGTATGGATGCTTCTGAATACTTTTGATCTCACCCGGAGTGAGATGCTTAGGAAGATCTCTGGGATGGATATTCCCAGAGTCAAACTCTTCGGCTTCGGCTAGGTATTCTAAGAATGTTTTCATTTTGCTACTGTGAGTAGTTTCCAACGAAGTTTTTCATATACATCCATTTGACCAGCACAGTAGTTGGCCAAACCTTGCTCGCCGGCCGCGGTTGACAATTTGAATAACTTTGCCATATCAGCTAGAAGAGCATCATTGAGCACTAGGATTTCTTTCACCATTTCTTTTGGTTTGGAACCTACGACTATATTGGCTTTAACGGTCTTATTGGCTTGAACTATAGCAACCGAAGCATTCACATATTCCTCGGCTTTTGATATAATTCGGACGTATTCGGCCAGAGTATCTACTTGATCAAAGTATTCGTTATAAATCTCACCAAAGAATGTATGATACTGGTTGAAGTCAATACCTTCGCAGTTCCAATGATAACCCCAGACGGTCAGAGCCGACTCAATGTGGTTGGCCAGTGCTACTTTAAGTTCGTCAATCATTTCTTACCCAATCCTGCCCACATAGAGAAGGCCGTGTCTTGTTTCTTCTTAACCAGAGCTTGTTGTTGAGATGCAACCTTAGTTGTTCCAACTGGACGGCCGGCTTGTGATACATGCTTTTCGGCAAAGTCTGGGTGATTCTTAAGGTGACGAACAAAGTGGATCTTCTCGTTGCGGTCAAAACCAGCAGTTGGACGTTTGCCTGCCTCTACGTTAGAGTGAGCACGAGTCTTGAGAAGGTCACGGTCGATGTTGGTTGGTTTACCGCGGCCGCGTTTCACTGGCTCTGGGAGTCCAAGAGCTTTGCGTTGAGCTTTAAGATATTCTTCCTTGGACTCTACTTCTTTGGCCTTCCAGTATGCATCACCGGATAGTGGGCGAGTTGCTTCATCTAGTACTTCTTCCTTAAGAGATTCTGGGTGATTTGCGTAATGTGCATGAGCAGCACGAGAGGCTGCCATATCACCAATTCTTTCATATGCATCTAAGTAAGCACGAGCACCTTCGGCTGCGGCAGCCTTAGTCTTGTAGCCATGCTGGCCGAGATACATTGTAGTACCTTTTTTCTTATGTACTACTTTTGGACGGAAGCCGCCAAACTGACTTGGTTCCGAAGTTGCATTGTAGTGATATGTATTGATAGCTTCATCAAGAACTTCTTCCTTCAGATCTGCTTTCAAACCGGGAACTTCATTCTTAAGAACACTCATGGCACGTTGGTGAGAACCGTAGGTGTCGACGTGCTTACCATTGGCATGGATTGCATGGTCATCACCGGTTTTGATGATTTCATATTTTACACCATTGGAACCTTTGCCAGAGAATGTAACTTCTTCATCAAGTACTTCTTCCTTCAGATCTTTGAACTGATTCCAATCGGAAGCATCGGTAGATCTAACGGCATGATTCTGAATGGTCGAACCGTCTTGTAGGTGCAGAGCAAAACCATTGCCCTTGTTACGTACTTTAGACATCTTATGGTCACCCTTCAGTGTCTTATAGATAACGGTGCCACCTACGGCAATGTCGTCCATAGCAAATCTTGCTGCTTCATCAAGTTCTACTTCTTCATTTTTAGTTCTACGGTCAACAGAACGGTTGAAAGTTTCGCGGTCCTTGTCTGCATTGTGCAGTCCGTTTGCATTAGAGAAGCGAGCCGATACAGCCTGGCTTTTCATAAAGCCACCCTTGTTCTTACCACCAGCAATCTTATCAAGTGCCTTCATAACGCCAGCACCTCGGTTGTCTGCTTTTCTGTCATCTGGTTCATGAGCGCGTGCATCATTGGCCTGTTTGGCATATGAACCTAGAGTAGCTTTGGACAGTTCGTCAATTTCTTCCACTTCTTCAGCCATGTATTCGTTGTACTTAGCTCTTAGATGTTTTTGAGCCAGAGCGTGAGCATCTTTACCGTGTGTGGCTCGGGTAAAAGTCGCCTTTACCTGGCCGACATTACCAAGAACTTCATAATGGTCTGGGCCGAGAGAAGACACGTAAGGCTTTTGTTTGCCTTTCATATGTTCTGGTGCATCAGATTCATCAAGTACTTCTTCTTGAAGTTTGCCTAGCAAGTTGAGATATTTCTTACCTGCAGCTTCGGAGTCGGGATATGCAACATGAGAGAACTGGTCATTGTTGGCAACAATTTCGTGCTGACCGGTCTTTTTGTGTTTGCGAAGAATCATCTCACCTTGTCCGGCATTACGCTTCCAGGTACCAATTTTGTCATGGTCGTCGAACTTAATGTCGGTTGCTGGAGTTTGTTTGCCAGTATTCTTAGCCTTCAGTTTAGCGACATAAGACTTTGGTTGCTTGTCTGGGTTAGGACCAGCCCAAATTTCATCAAGTTCTTCTACTTCTTCCTTAGTCAATCTGTCAAGTGCAGCATCGGTACCACGAACTCTATTTGTACTTTTGTACAGATTTTCTTCACCCTTTTCGCCGTATGGAGAGCGCTTGTAGTTGGCAAGTTTCTTTTGGCCATCAGGAATAGCCTTTTTGACATATGCCGCCAGAGTTTTCTTAGAGAGTTCATTCAACATGTACTCTTCTGAGATGTCTTCAAATAGTTCTACGGCAAGTTGTTGAGCTTCAAGCAGAGAATCAGACATGCTGAGGGCTTCGGTGCGGCAATCTTCCTTGATAGAGGCAAGACCGTCTACGATAGCATCTTCATACTGTACGAATTCTTCATTTTTCTGATCATATGCTTTCCGATATGCCTTCATGGCATATTTTTCACGCTTGTCATACTTATCTACAAGTACATCACCCTTTACCAATTTGCCAACAGCTTTTTTGTGATAAGATTTAAGAGTGTCTTTGCTCAATTCATCAATGCTTTCTACTTCTTCTGTCAGACCAAGAGCCTTTACACGAGATGAGACAGCATTTTTAAGTGATGTTGAAGTATGAGGATCTGATTTAGCCAAAGCATGGATATGGAGCAGAGTTTTGTCGTCCATGTTGCGAAGGAACTTCTCTGGAGTCTTGTGAGATAGGAATTCAGCATATCTTTGATTACGTTGGCGACGGGAAGCATTATCTGATTCTACCGATTCATCAAGTTCTTCTACTTCCTCTGCCCTGATAGCAGAGAATTCTTTGTGTGCCATCTTAATGAACTTTGGATGCATAGGTTCACCGGCAGCCTTGGCCAATTCGGATGCACGTTGAAGCACTGGGAAAGCAGAAATCATGGTGCGAGAAGGGATATGCTTTGTTTTGATTGTTTTCCGAACTACAAATGACTCAATAAGCATTTCTTCGATGTCTGCATCCACACCTTCGGTCACAGTACCGTGGGTATCTTCTGGAAGATCAATCACACCATAGAATGCACCTAGTTCGTCCAACTTGGTCAACCCATCGGCAACGGCTTCTGCCATGCTTGAGTGAGCCGTATAACTTTGTGGTACATCCATGAATGTACTAGCACCATAGGTCAGCTTGGCAAACACTGGGCTTACGCGCCAAAAGAATACTGAAGAATCTGGCGATTCAACAATGGTAAGACATACTTGCCCAGCAAAAGATACAAGAGCACCATTTGGGGTTTTAGTAATGTGGACGTATTTTTCTATTTGCATCATGAATCCTTATTCGTATTGCTTATTTAATTTGGCTATTTTGTCTGAATGATATTTCTTTTCGGTCTCAGAAGTGGCAGCAGCAATAGCACGTTTATGGTGTTTGACTGCTAGATCCGTAAGATCTTTATTTCCCGGATCGTTATTCAATAGGTGCTCAACTTCGGCAGCTGCTGCCGCATGCTTAGATACAGCATACTCTAACAGCATGCCTTTAGCACGATAGATGAAGCATTCTAGTTTCAGACCAGAGCGAACCTTGTGGTACATTTCTTTGTGTACCTTCTCGTCACCTTTAGGTAGACCAGATTTGAATTCTTTATAGTGACCAGCGACGGCATGTGCACGAAGTTTGGAAGCTGACATACCCTCAGTGCCTTCGGCATCTGGATCACGTTCACCAGCAGAAACCACTGTAATCTTCTTGAAGTTGTGATTCTTACCAGGACCATTGTACTTGTGCAGTATGTCGTGGTATTCCTTGGCACGGTCAGAACCTGCTACCATGACTAGGTGTTCTGTACCTTCATCTGATAGTTTCTTGGCGTGGTGTAGGAATGTAGGGTATTCTTTGGAAGCACCTTCAATGTTTGTATGAGGGAAGTAATGCTTGGCAAAACGAACTTTATCATCTACATGTAATGGATTCTTTTTGGCATCCTGAGTATGGGACAGAATGATCTTGTGATCTGCAGAATGCTCTTTGGCCGTATCTTTTACCTTCTGGACAAGTTTAGCATGACCTTGTGTAGGTGGGCTGAGTCGCCCGAACGCTAACACAGTAGTTTTCATTCTGCCGATCCCTTCAATCCTGTGACGACAGGCGTAGATTCTGGTTTCAGTCTATGACGAAGGAATGTCTTACCTTTATGCTGAAACTCAATAGAATTATTGCCGGCCTTCTTTACTGTAATGTTCTTATGATCATTCAATATTGAATCGTGGTGAGTAGCAGGATGTTCAATCTCTACTGAATGATCTGATCCAGAACCACCAGTAGTTACCTTATGCATATCAGTCTTAGTTGGATTAGCATGAAGTAGATTGTTACGAATATGTGATGACAAATCCGAACTCTTCATCGAAGATAATTTAGAATGCCATTCATCTCTAATCTTACCAATAGCTTCGTTAGAATGCTTCAGAGCAGTAGCATGCATTTCTGGAGATGCTTTGATCATTTGCTTCTGTTCACTCTTAGATTTACCTGCAAGAACTGGATGAGCTGCAACTAATTTCTTATGAGCTTCATCATAATGGTGAGTAGAATTTAAGCCAAGCTGGGAGTCGGTCTGTTTGGCACCAGGATTACCAACTGGAATATGTCCGTTTTTCTTTTGAGTTACTTTAAGAGAAAGACCGATATGAGCACCATTTTTATGCCGAAGAATCAAATCGGAAGAATTTTCTTGTTGAGTTTCGTGTGTACCAGTAATACGGCCGATGTCACCAGGTTTAGATGACCAGTGAGCCGAATGAATGTCTGAACCAAAATGTTTACGAATGTGTTCGGCTGTACCATGAGCTAACTGTTCATGATTCTTATATTCTTCTGGGGTAATATTCTTTTTGATTTCATCGTGCTTTTTCTGTGCTTCTGGTGACATATGCCGGCCATGATTCAGAGCCTTGCCGGCAAGAAGTTCGTGAAGAACACCTTTGTCATTAGAAGAAATACCTTCTGTGAGAACTTCTTGTTCTTCGAAAACGGTATCCAAATTGGTGATACCATTAACCCGGTCTAAATATTCTAAAAATTCTGCCATTATGATCTCTCGAAATTAGCCTTTGAAAACGAGGCACGGTTAACGAACTTGGTTGACTTACCTGCATGGTTAGACACATAGCCTTCTGGACCAACTTTCTTACCATTGATTTTTGCCTCAAGACCTTCTGCGGAATGATCCATGTGCTTCACGAGCAGATCTTTGGCAGACTGAAGGTGGTGCTGAGAATTTAGAGCGTGGGTAATAGATTCTTTGTGTGCCCCATTCGCAGCATTGATCGTAGACTGATGTAGATCAGCCTTAGCTGCTTTAGCTTTCTCTGTCTTAACAGACCCTACGGCTTTAGTCTTAATCGCTTCTAAGTGCTTTACATAATCTTCGTGAGTTGGCTTTTCACCAGATCTTACTGTTTGATTGATGTAAGTATTGATGTGCTCGCGGTGCGGTTCAATATGAGAGTAATTAGTCTTGGAATGAGATTCCTTGGCTTGTCTCATATGTTCGTGGAACTTTTGGTTGTCATCACCGGACATTTTCTTGCCAGACGACTTGAATGCAACCGAAGGTGAATAGACATCTTCATGATGGCTAAATTTAGAATGATCTTTGATAGGAGCTGCCTTCATATCATCCATAGTCTTGCCATGATACTCAGTATGCAGTGCAACACCAAACTTAGATTTCTTTACCTTGTCGGCTTCGGCACCATGAGCTGTATATTCAATCGTGTTTGGTTTGAATGTGGCAGTAGTTTTGCCATGCTTCACATCTGTGCCCGAATGGAGTACATCACCCTGAAACACGCCAGTCTTAGGTAGAATCTTATGGCCGTGATCAAGAGCAGATTTGAGTTTCTCTACTAGACCAGGCGCATGGCCATGGTTCTTCTCAATGTCGTCATGAGTATAGTTGAGTTTTGGATTCTTATTGAATGCAGACTTAGAGGCAACAAAGTATTTGCCAGTCTGTGGGTGATGACCCATAACAATAGAAGGGGAACCATCAATCTTTTGGGTAAGAGAAGAAGATGTCTTACCAGATTCTACGTGGTCTTTTACTCGGTGAAGTTCACCAGATGCATGTTTGAAACCAGACTCACCATGATCTACGTGGAGATCTTCTAGGTGCTGTAAATGTTTGAGCTTACCATCCGGCTCGGCCCTTTCGGCCAAGTATTCTAGAAATGTTCTCATGCTTGTAGAGCCTTAACTGTAGGGAGTAATTTTTGTGCAAGTTGAGCTACCAATAGTTTCCGGCGATTCTGAGTTTCATCAAATGCGGCCTTATCATCTGAAGTTAGATCAGACATAGATTTTTGGAACATCTGCCGAGCAATCATAGTGTCGGCTAACTTTTTGGCACGGTCGGACAAAACACCTGTGTTCGTAGCGGTAGTAAGAATTTGTGTACCTTTGACTTGGTCTGCTTCAAGAAGTTCATCTGCAGAGTATGTCTGCATTATATCAGAGACACATAGAGTCTCAAATAATTCTTGTACATTTTCTTCCATGACAGCAATGATTTCTTCTGTCATTTTGGAAGATTGACCAACTGGAGCAGTAGCAGAAGGTTTAAAAGGTAGTGTCTGAAGAACACCAGTAATACCAGATTGATCAATCATTCTAAAGAATGGCCATAGAACTTGCCATTGCTTAGGATCTGTATATTTCTTCCGAAGAACTCTGACCGCATCCATTGTAGTTTCATATGGACTTGACTTAGGATCGATTTCGGCAATGGACGCAATGATTTGCGCCAATCGCTGGCGTTCAATAGAATTCTTGAGACCTTCGACGATCAGAGGTTCTTGAATAGACTGTTTGGAGTAAAAGTTGGAGATTTTCTCAAGGTAATCATACTTCTTATCAATGTTAGATTCCATAAGAGCATAGTCTAACAGTTTAATGATCTGATGTTTCGAGTATAGATCATCAAATTCCTTGAATTGTTCAATAAGGAATGAACTAAGTTCTGGAGTAAAGTTTTGAGTATCAAAGCCGAAGAGCTTGATCTGACCAGATTCAAGAAGGGTGAAGTCTTCCTCTACGATATGTTCGACCTGCGCTTCCGGTTCCGATTCGGAAATGACATCCTGTATCCACTTTTTCTGGATTCCGGCTGATGATTCAACTGTGACATAATTTGAGCCACGGTCAAGAATTTTTACGTCCTCACCAGTAGCCTGATCTTGTACAATTTCCCCAATCAAAAGAATCTCATTATTTAGATAGCGTTCTCTTAAAGTCTTAGTCATATTAGTTCATCGATTAATGTGTTGCAATACCATTATTTAATTAAAGTTTAATTATCAATCACATTGGAAGATTTCAGATAAGCTGCCAAATCTTTCGTCTGCCCTACGAATACCGTATTATTGTTAATCGTTGTTGCCTCTTGCCCTGATGCACCCGGGATGCCAATCTTTGGTTTGTGCGCAACTTCGACGTTGAGGAGTTCTACGTTTGTTTCTACCAGAGTTTTCATGAGCGTCGACATCACTTCAAAGTCACGTGACTTCTCTGTGGAGTTGGCAATCATATTCAGATCGGACATAGCAGTCATACCACGTTCAATGATCTTGACTAGGTTGTCCTTGACATACTTTCTCTGTGCCTCGAGTGAGTCAATCTCGGCCGCCTTGGCAGCATCCTTGAGTTCTACAATAGATCTATTAGGATCTGCTTCTTGTAGATCTACATTGAAAATATTAGAAAGTGAACTTTCTACTTTGGGTGTTGTCATAATGTAGGCCCTCCAGCCACAGGTGGAACCGTCGTCCAACTTTCATCAATTACATATGGATCAACTGCATTAGCTGCAAAGGGATTGATCACAGCGGTATATTTATGAACACTAGCGGCTGTAACATTTGTTTCTTTAATGACTTGCATATCATTAGCAGATGCAAAGTGTCCTTCTGGGTCAATAGAGTTCAGAATAGGACCATAGTAGAATGCCTTCATAGAGAAGGAATACTGTGTAATGATAGTTCTCATGTTCTCAAATGAACCAGAGTAAGAATCATCTGTACTCACAGAGTTCAACATCATCGGAATTTCTTGTACTAGTACTGGATCTTCCAACATCTTAATTGACAGATTCATATCTGGAGAGAAGAATGGAAGAATCTGTTCCATGATCTGCAGATTATCTTCTACAGTCTTGGTGTACGAATAGAGATTGAATGAAATCGTATATGGAACTGGGTTGTAGTAATAGATAGAACGAGCACCAGATGAGGTTACTACCTTTTGAGTCTTATTAAGTTGTCTAGAAGAATCGTACTGAATGCTTGTAATTTCAGCCGAGAGCCGTGGAAGCACAAGCATAGTATCTTCGTTCATACCCGGGTCTTGTGTAAGACGGACAATGAACTTTTCTTTGTTCAAAAAAGAAATAGGCACATTGATGATCTTTTGCGAAACACCGGCGGCATCACGAGTGCGAATAAAGACATTAGAGAACAAACCACAAAATGCTATTACAAGATTTCTAGTGGTGCCATGGTAAAAAGGAATGCTCGTAATCACGTATTATACTCCAGCAAATGGGTTTTTGGCATCAAAGTTCATAATCTTAACAAACTCTTCTTTGATTGCATCATTATCACCAAAGCCGCGCATGTCGTCATACTCTTTGGATACCACATAGTCTTCAAGTAATGCATAACCACCAGTTTCCATGGCAATCACACCAGTGCCATCTTCTAGTTCAAATGCCATATCTAATCTGTTCAAATTAGTTCCAAAGTATGCATCTACTTCTTCGTAGCCCGTACCAAACTTTTCGTTGTTAAACTGTACCAACTCTGTACGAAGAGTCCATACATACTTCTTGTTTAACTGATAGTAGCCTGGCTCTTCGTCCTCTACAAACTTGATTTCAAAAAGTGATTTGGAGTGTGGAGCATAAACTAGATCGCCTTCATTCGGTCTCCATGCAACAGCAGGGTTACGTGTAGAAGGGACAATAGGTACTACGGTTTCTTTGAACCGTTTCCGTGATACTATGAACGATGCTGTATCCTGAATTTCCATTCCGAACTTAGTAAGAATTTCAGACTGACCACCCATACCTTGGAAGTCGAGCAGATACATCTCAATCTCGGCATAAGAGTCAAATGAAGATAGAACATCCTCACCAAAGATTTTATCTAACTTATTCAACGTCCGAGGAATGTAGATATAGTTCTGACCTGCTATCTGAATAGCCTCTATATTCAGAGACTCAACTAGATCTTGTTCAGAAGCATAGCCGGTTTCGGACGTCTGAAAGTATTGATTAACTGCCATGTATTACTTTGGTGGTGTTTGAAACTTTAGAGATTCTTGGTACACAGAGTTGTATTGATTAACACAGTACTCTAGTTGGTTTCTTACTGTTTCGGCTCTGGCAGCTTCCCCGATAAGAAATTCTGCATCGGCTCGATAAAGCTCTTTTCCGGTGGCACCTGTACTGATGACAGGGGTGGTATTGCCGGGCACGTCTGTGCCACTTGGACGATTGGGGCGGTTTTGCAACTCACGAGTAATAGCAGCAACAGTGGCAACAAGACTTTTATTCTTTTCATTTAGTAACCTCACTTGATTTTCAGATTCTTTTTTCAGGGTAAGTTCAGAGAGAGCAGCTTTGGTCTTTAGATCTGCTATTACGGCAGCTCTATCGGCTTCAACTTTGTCCCAGAGAACTTGTACGGATGCAGCACCTTTGTTATAGATATGATTGTATGTAGTCCAACCGATACCAAGGATTGCCGCCAAAAGTGCAGCTAAAATGCCTGCACGAACATATAAAGAAGTAAACATAATTATGGTGTCATACAAAGTTGATATTCACGTGCTCTTCTCAAAGTCAATCCGTTTAGAGATTTACCCTTGAATTTGTCCCATTTTTTAATTTCGGCACACGCGCCCTCATAGTCATATGTATTGAGCTTCTTAACTAGCGTTGAGTTACAGAATGCATACGAACCGATGTTATAGCTGAGTTCAATGTAAGCGTCATATTCGTTTTGAGACAATGGAGCAGTAACACATGTTTTTAATGCTCCCTCAAATTTTTGTACGTCCTGCAAAGTTCTCATTAAAGCTTTTGGTGGAGTTGTAGTATCACCAAGTTTCACACCATCTGTAGTTCCAAATCCTATTGTAGGTACATCACCTTTGACTGGGATGATGGCCTTATCTGAATAGCTTTCAGAGACAATAAGGGAAACCAGAGCAGAAGCCGATAATGCAATACCAGCGACCTGTTTTCTTGATGGTGTGTTCATTTCATTACCGCATTCTGTGTTACATTAGCCGCCAAATATGCACCAACTGTAGCAATGACAACTGCCGAATAGACCCCGTCGGCGATATGTCCGTACCATGTGAGAATGCTGGCAGATATGACAGAAATCAGAGCTAGAATAAATTTACGAGAACTTAGTCTAACTAGAGTGTCATTTGTGATGGGTTGTATTTCTTCTGTCATTGTATGATCTGATTTGGGTTTAGAGGATTTATCGTTGCTGGATTGTACATTATTCTAGCAATAACTGTGCCTATTGATAAGACTCCTGTGATAGCTGCTAAATAAAGCATACTTCGAGGTTCGATAAAACCCTCTAGATAAGGCAAAGATACCTGGAATGATGATACAGCCGTAGATATGATCGAGATCTTTACCGTACGGCTTTTCAGTAGAATGTTTTTCCAGTCTGGATGTAAGATTTTATTTTTTGTTGCCATAGCTTATCCTATGTTTCTATTTTACCCACAAAAGCCAATAGGGAGCTCCATGTAGGAATCACGGATTTCCTGCTCGGCGGCTTCAATTTCTGCCACGGCCTGAGCCATGAGAGTACTTGCATCAATAGTTACACCACCAAGCAACTGGATGCCTTGATATTTTTGTGTATTTTGGGCCCATTGATGCTTAACCTTGGCCGTCACTAGCTTCTTGAGCATACGGTCATTGTAGATTGTGGTGAACACTTCTGGATCAAGAATACGGTAGCATTCAAAGATGATGAAGTCGCCGGGATTTGCCATGGCCCAGTCAAGATCCAAGAATACCTTACCCATCTTACGGTTAAAGCGAACCGAATCGATTGGACGTAGCACTTGGTCAATAAGGCTAATATGTTGCATCAATTGCTCAAAGTAAATCATAGAAGATGAACCAAGATTTTGGAACGTTGACATAATGACTTGATATTTTGGGTCAAAGATGTAGTTGGCAGAATTTGTGCCGGCAAACCATGGAATAGCACGGATAATGCCAGTAACCATATCGGAGATAGGAACAGAACCGGTCTCTGTATCACCTGCAATGGAAGACACAAACGTACAGACTGAACCTGTAGTCTGGCCAGTGATTACAGCGGATGCTTGGAAGGTAGAATTTGGCACATTTGCTACATTGGAGATAGCACGAGCCGTAAAAGTAGTTGCGTTTGGAATAGACAGAATCTGGAAATGAGTGCCGTCGGCCGCCTGAGCAATCTCACCCGGAATGAATCCTACAGTAGTACTTACGGTGACCACGGTAGGCAAGAGCTGATGCTTCAAATACAGGCGTTCTGTGCCATCATAGTGGAAGTCTTGGAAGAACTGAAGTGCTTCGTTAACTCTGTCTTCTAGTTGTACTGGTGCCACTTCGATTGCGATAACTGGCTTGCCAAGGTTGACGAGTGCGTATTCTATTAAGTCTGCTTTTGAGGATATTGTCATTATGCTGTCCTAGGCCAGAAATCTTGCATCTGAACTCTTTCAAATGTACTTTCTGAATTTCTAACTGATATGCCAGTTATCATGTTGGAGAATTGTGATGGTCCTTTGGAAGATCCGCCAGAAGAACTAGAGTTATTTGAATTATTTATTACAATTGGTTGCGCGCTCTTTTGCTCTTTTTGTGCTGTGTTTTGTTCTTTTTGCTCTACATTCTTGCTTACTTCTGCCGTAACTGGATTCTTAACTGGAGTTACCTGCTTAGCAACTTCTGGTGTAACGGCTGCAGTGATCTTAGATTTGTCAACCTTGATACCTTGCTTCTCAAAGAATTCGGCAGACTTGGTAGTAAGTTTGCCTTCCTTAACTCGTTTCTCATATAGATCTTGTGCGGACTTTTTATCGGCTTCTTTTTGCTTATCTTCATCTGAATTACCGAACCAACCCTTGACCTTATCTACACCATCTGCGATGTTAGATTGCACATTTGTGTTTTCATTAAGCCATTCACCTGCTTTATATCCAGCAAAACCAGCTGTTGCCAGAGCTGCGGCAGGTAGTGCAACACTACTTATGGCACCAGCTGCCGGTGCAGCCATGCCAGCAAATCTACCGCCTACAGTAGCTACGGTTGAAAGTGCTTTTGAACCAAGAGAACCAGCGGTTTTTGCTACCGTGGCACCTGCAGTCTTGGCAGCTTCTGCTACCTTGGGTACTGTGCCCATTACCTTTTGTGTGGCAGATTTCATGCCTTCTTTAATAGCAGGAGCTCTATTTGCTATTGTTTCTTTTGCCTTGGAAGCAAGATTTACTAATCCCTCTTTGGCCTTACCTGCAGTGCCCATCACCTTTTCGGTGGCCTTAGATAATCCTTCTTTAATAGTTCCGGCAACACCAGAATTTCTTACAGATTCAACTACCGCTTTGCCACCTTTTAATGCTAGGCCGCCAAGAGCTTTCGCACCATTGATTGCCATGCCACCTGCTGCAACACCACCTCGAATCAATAGATCTGTTGCTTTATCTTTAAGAACCCGTACTAACGTTCTTGGGGGTTGTTTTTCGACTTGTTTTTCATTGTCATTCGGTTCGGTAACTGCTTGAGAGGCTTTCTTTGCTACTACTTCTTGAGCACTTTCTTCTGATTCTGCTTCATCTTTGGCACGTTCTACTTCATTCTCTTTGAGGATTCTATTAGTTTCTTTTGCTTCTTCTACCAGTTCACCTGTTGTCTTTTCGACATTTGAATCAATCGTTACTAGATCTTTTAAACTTTTGAGTACAGAACCATAATTATCGGCGTTAGCTGCTTTGATAGATACTACTTCTGGAGTAGATTCAGATCCTTGAATTACTTCTGGAGTAGATTGTGAAGTTGTTTTGGTTGCTGCTAGTTGTTTTCTACCAATCTCAATCACTCTCATTGATTCTTTGTCACGCTTCTTTTCTGCCTGTTTATAGGCAGCAGTGTATTCGTCTTGAATTTCTGACTGTGGTATTGCTTTAGCTGGAGTTACTTCTAAAGAGGGTTCTTGTTCCGAAGGTTTTTCTACTTTACTTATTAGATCAGAAAGTCTGTCATTAGTTTCTTGAGTGTTGGTGTCTATACTTTCAAGTTTTTGTACTATTTCTGTGTTATCCTGTACTGGTGTGGGTGTAGCTTCACTCTGAGCTTTTTGTTTCTTTTCGTAGCTAGGTTTTTGAGCTAGTTGCTTGTTTATTACCTTCTTATATTCTTGGAATTCTTTGGAGTAGCGTTTATACAGTTCGTTATTTTCTAAGTCAGACTTAGACTGAATTTTGACGTCTTTGTCTAGTTGAGTTAGGATGCCAACTATTTTCTTCTGTACTTCTTCTTTAGTGGCATCTTTGCCAATATCTGCTTGTACTTTAGATGCAAATGGATTATCTGATGTGTTTGCTGCGGAATCTGCGTAAAGTTTTGTGAAAGAAGTTTTAAGTCTTTCATTATGTTTTTTGTCTGCCTTAGCTTTAATAGAACCTGCAAGCGCAGCACCAAGAACTGGTGATCTATTGGTGAGCTCATCAACAAGAGCACCAGTCATTGCATTCTTGAACTCTCCACCAACTTCTTTGACGAAACTCATTGTTCCACCAAAGACGTTCTTAGCTTTATTTTTTAGGGATTCTTTGAACATGTTTCAAGTATTATTTCTTTAATAAACTATTTAATGTTCAACTTAGATGATTCTTATTGTATTCGAGAATCAGTTTTCTAGCCATACTATTGACGGTATGTTCTATATCGGCCACTTGTTTATCTAAAGCCGCATATTCCAGCGACTTTAGATCTAATTGTTCACGAATTCTTCGAAGTTGATCAACGAGGAATTCGTGATCAGTCACAACTATGCAGCTTTGTTTTCTGCCGATTCGGAAAAGTTGATCAAGATGTTTTCTCGTCTTGGATCTGAAGCAAGCAAACCGACCCAGTAAGCTAGGCCACCTGCATCTGGTTCACGGTTTAGAACATTACGATAAAGCAATGTTACAAACTGAGCATCAGTAGTAGCGCCATAGGTATCAATCCATTCTTGAGATGCCATGAATGCCTGAGCAATCACAGGCAAACCAACTGTGAGAAGCATAGATTCCCAATATGCTTGGCCATTGGCATCAGGTAAGCGTTTGAATGCAGCACGATAAAGACGCCAGATAGGTCCCTTGTCTTGCACGGCATTAACTACGCTAGTATTTCTGCTGCTCTGCCAGTAGCTAATAGACCGGCAGTCTCAAGCAGGTTGATACCGCCTACTGTGTCAGGGTCTGCCATGTCAATGAATTCAGCCAACAGGAATTGCTGCCAGTACCAATCGAGAGTGGCGTTGGCATTTGCCGCAGTCTTGATAGCGGCGTATTCAGTGGGTGTGAAGCGCTTGAGAAATTCGCGCTTGCTGATTGAAGGTTTTACCTGTGAAGGTATGAACTTCAATTCACGGGTGACAGCACCCGTGGCATGTTCTGTGACAACATAATCACCGTCAATGTATTGGTTCATTTCAGTTAGTCCTGTAGATGTAGGCGAAACCTGTCTTTGCCGTTTCAGAAAGGCTTGATGCGTATTCCACTAAAAACGATGTGTTGTATGGAATTTGGTCGTACACAGTGAAGTTGCTTGTTTGCGTATTACCTATCGGCATCACACCATCTCCAGTTGTAGTGCAAGCGCCTGAGGTTGCATCAAAAACAACCGTGCCATCAATCGTGACCCTGACTCGGTGAGTTCGGCTAGTTGCGTCGTTGCTGTAGGCTGCAAAGTAGTTAACAACGCCAGATCCAGTAAGTGACAAAGCAGTTACCAGCGTGTTTGCCGTCACCGCGCCAGTTGTTGATTTCTTGGTAAAGCCATTGCTAAGAAACGGGGCAAATATTGTCCCGCCACCTGTGCTGAAAGAGTTGATGATTGCCCTTGGCACTCTTGCACCACCCGCGAATTGTGAAAGCGAACTCATACGAGCCTCCAGTTTCCATTTACAAAGCGCAACTCAACCGTTGCATTGGCGTTATCCACGGTCACATCCTCAGCCAATCCCATGATGGTCTGACCATTCCTTGCGATGACGTTGGTAGTTAAACCGTTTGTCGGTGTCACCCATACCGTGTCGCCACTTGCGGGGCTTGCAGGTAGCGTGACTGTGGTTGTAGCAACATTGGTCAAGATGTAGTGACTGCCTGCTACTGCGGTTTGGGTGGTTCCGGTCACAGTAACAACACCAAGCTGACCTATTGCAGCAGTGGCAGGAAATGCAACAGCGCCAGTAGCGTCAATGGTCAGAACATCCTGAGTTGTAACTCCCATATTACCCCGAGATAATTTGATAGTTCCATCTGGAGTGACTGGTATGCTTAGAACAAAGTTCTGTGTGGCAGTAGATGATTGTCCAATTTGGACGTTATTAACTTTTAATGTTGACATATTTTAAAAACCACCAAAGTTTATGGCAGCATAGATAGTTGATCCAGCAGAAGATGGAGTTACCGCGGACCAGTTAGTAACATCTAAACTTGGGTCTGTGGTACCGGCCCCAGCAGTAATTCTTTTATAGGTATTGAAATCTACTGGGCTGTAGCGAAGATCTCCTATTACATAGGTTCTTCCGGAGATCCATACAGAAATAATGCCAGCAATACCAGTTGCCGTGAATGGCACTGCGTCTACGCCATTCACTTGGATAGCACCCGAGATTCCGTCTGGATTTGATTTTAAGTTAATAGCCATAGTTTATATTTATGAATTATATCTATTTATACAAGTGCTGGCAGAACAGGCTCGACAAGATATGGGGTTAGTTCTTCCTCTGTTGTGGCAGATTTAATTATAGTTTTAGTATCTTGAAGTTTGGTAAATTCTGCAAAATTTCTAGCGAGAATAGCATTTGACAGACCAGTCAATTCTACTTTTGTCATTGGATGAAATACATTGCTTTTATCTAACCAACTAAAGTCAGCAGGAAATTCAGAAGTAGATAGTGTCTGAGACATAAGATTCTGAGAATAGATAGTAGCATCAAATTCAGTTCCCATATAGGTAACTGGTTCTTGTATGGCAATATAGTATTTTTGAGTAGAAAATCTTAGAGCCTTTTGCTTTTGTTCATCAAGAGACAGAGTACGTTCCGCGGCAATTTCTATACCAACTTTATCTGCTACAAGAGAATGATCGAATAGAGTCGTTGGATTTTCCAGAATTTCCATGGATGTAACAGGTGCATGAGATATAATATAGTCGTGCATTTTTTCTGGAGTATCTATATTTGAGAAAAATGTTAGATTAATATCCGATCGGCATCTTTCTGGTGACACAGCTGTATCCCCAACCACAGAAGCCAGAGCATTTTCGGACAGAGTATCTGAGTAATATCTAATCAAAGCAGAGTTTGTAGTTGCGTCAAATGATAGTATTTTATAAAATATTTTCATGTTTAAGATTTTCCTATACCGTTGTTATTCTACCTGGATTACTAA